TCACCATCGGCCTGCGTCAGCGCGCCTGGTGGGTGATGCGCAAGCGCATCACTTTCACGGCACGTGAGCTGCTGGCCACGCTGGCTAATGGCACAGAAAAAGATGCGCCCGGCAATCTCGGCAAATATCTGCGCGCGCTGGAAAAAGCCGGGATCATCAAACGCGAAGCCGTGCGCGAACCGGCTGCCTCGCTTACCAGTAACGGCTGCCTCCGCTATCGCCTCGCGATCAACGACGGTCGTCGTGCCCCAGTTTGGCGCGTCAACGCCAACACGGTCTACGACCCGAACAGCGACACGGTCTATCCGTTGGTGGCGTGCCATGACTAACGATGTGCACACCTTCGACTTATGTTTTGCGGCGGTTGATGCCAGCAGCATGACAGCGGTGAGTGCGGCAATTGGCTACTCACGGACGGCGGTATCTCTTTACCTGTCCGGTAAATATGGCGCTGGGGTAGAAAAGCTGGAAGCGGCGATCCGCGCTCAATACGACCGTTATCCCTGCCCGCATAGCGGGCTGGAAATCAGCGGCCCCGACTGCCAGCGCCGCGCTACTGCGCCGCGCCCCTTTGGTGGCCGTGCCAAGGAAACCCACTGGCTGGCCTGTCAGGGCTGCCATTACAACAACAACAAACAAGGAGACAAATCATGAAATTACGTAACTGGCGCATCGTGGCAGGGATTCTGGTCTTGCTGTTAATACAGTCCGTGCTGGGGCGGCTGGATGCCGAAGCGCGGCTGGAGGATGCGGAATACGCCGCCGCTCGCCATCTTGCCGCCCCTGGCAAAATGAACGCCCCGACCTATCAGGCACTGCGCATTCAAACTTTGCGGGGGGAAATCTGATGGCTACGCAATATGGCATCGTGATGCCGTCGGAGCTGTTCGACAGCGAGGCCGAGGCACTGCAATACGCGCTGGAACAGTTGAATGATGACGAGATACCGGACGGTATGTATGTGGTTGAGGTCAGCAAAAAGACCCTGCTCAAAGTCACCATACCGACGAGATGATGGAGATATGGGTATGAACACACCAACCTTATTCCCCGACCTGCGCGCCGCTATTCTCAAGGCGTTGGCTGGATCATCCAGTCAAGCCTATGTTGCCGCAAAAACCCTGCTGGGTCACGGTGAGCGTGCTGCGGTGCAGGTGCTGCTCGACGAGATGTTCGACGGCGGCGAAATCAATACCGCAGCGATCACGCACTACGGCGTATGCACACAAGTCTACTGGCTGACGGGTGTTGTCACCCCCCCTGTCAGAGGTTCGTTTGTCATTGACGGCCATACCCGCGCGATGGCCGAAAAAAAATATCAGCAAAGCCTGGCTGCAAAAATACAGCCCAAAACATCAATTATCACTCAGGAGATCACCATGCAAACCCCCGCCCCCGTCATCGTAAAAAAAGTGCCAGCGCCTCAAGGGCGTATGACGCGCTCAAGAATCTTCCCCACGCTGTGCCTGGACATTTTGACTGAAGTTGCCGCTCACCCGGGCATTAGTCGCGATCAACTACTGGACTTTGCGTCTAAAAAATACCCGACGGCCGGTAATAAAAAAATCACCAAGGCAATCTGGGATATGGTCAATGTCAACAAAAAGCTCACTCAAACCGGGAGCGTGAACGAGCGGATTTATTTTGCCTCCGTGCGCGCGACCCCCTCTACGGTATCCGTCCCCGCTGTGAGGCGCACCAAACCCGCGCCCGCTGCGCCCTCCGCACCCGCTGCGCTGACACCGGTCGTCATCGCCCCCGCAGAACCCGCCTTTGGCCTGATGCTGTCGGACGATTACAACCTTTTCATCACGCTGAACGAGGAGGTGATCCGGCTCAATCCGATGCAGCTGCAACGGCTGGATACGTTCATGGCACGGGTATTCCCCGACGGGGTGCGGGTATGAAACTGACCTGCCCAGCCTGTGGCGCGCTGTTTTCTCTCGATGCCTTGCTGGGCAACGAAGGCGCGCGTGAGGCGGTGATGGCGGCGATGCAACTGCCATCGCCGTTGGGCTGGCACATGATCCGGTATCTGGCCTTGTTCCGCCCGGCCAAGCGCAACCTGACGCTGGATCGGCTGGCCAACCTGATCAACGAGCTGCTGCCGATGATCACCGCTGCCCGTATCGAGCGCAACAGCCATATCTGCTCAGCTCCGCAGGATTACTGGCGCATGGCGATGGACGAGATGATCGCCAAGCGCGACAACCTGACGCTGCCCTTGAAGAGCCACGGCTATCTGTTGACTATCATCGAGGGCTACAGCGTCAAGGCAGACCAACGAAAAGAGCAACAGCACGAAGACCGGCTGGCGGGCAGAAGCAAATCCCCCCCACCCCCCCTTTTACAAAGGGGGGCGAGCGTAGCGGAGGGGGATTTAAAACCCCGCAGCACCATGCCTCAATCCGTAAAAGACATTTTAAACAGTTCAAAAACAGGAGATAAAAATGGCCACACCTACTAAAACCCGTATCAAAACCAAAGCGCAACTGGATGTCCCTCAGTCCCGCGACGAGGCCGCGCAATACATCCGCCAGTTCGGCGACCTGCAACGCAAGCTGTTGCGCGAACAGGCCGAGATGAATGATGCCATTGCCCACATCACCGAGACCTACCAGCCCCGGCTAGAGGTGCTCAAGGGCGACCTCGGTGCCCGTCAGCAAGGCTTGCAAGCCTGGTGCGAAGCCAACCGCTTCGATCTTACCAACGGCGGCAAGGTCAAGACCGCGAATCTGGTCACCGGCGAGGTGCAGTGGCGGCAACGGCCACCGAGCGTGCGCGTCAGTAAGCCAGCTCTGGTAATTGAAACGCTGAAAAAGTTGGGGCTAGACCGATTCATCCGCGAAAAACCGGAGGTCAATAAGGAGGCCATGCAAGCTGATCCAGAAGCCGTAACAGGCATTGCAGGAATCACCTTTATTAAGGGCGTGGAAGATTTTGTAATCACCCCGTTTGAACAAGACGCAGTTTGATATGGAGTGCGCAGTCTCGACTGCGCCAGCGCAACTACGGCCTACCCCTTGCGGGTAAAACCCTCACTTCCAGCCCGTTACAAATAGCGGGCTGCGAGAGACGGTTTAACGAAACTTTTACGGGTTTAATGCCTGTTAAACGAAAGTGAGCATGAAATGAGCAATCAATACCCAGCCAAATTCAAACAAGCCGACCTCGCACGTCGCGAGATACAGTTGATCCACGTCGCCCGCCAGAAAGTCGGCATGGATGAGGAAACCTATCGCGCGATGCTGCATGATCGTTTCGGCGTGTCCAGCAGCAAGGAGTTGGACTGGAAGCAGCGCAAAGAACTGCTCGATCACTTCAAGACGCTGGGGTTCAAGTCAACAGCGTCACAGCGCCCCGCCCCAGCCAGGGAAAAGGTCGCACAGGTCAGTAAAATCCGTGCCTTGCTGATCGCTCTGGACAACAAGCCGGATGCCTACGCGGACGGCATGGCGCGCCACATGTTCAAGATTGATCGCTTCGAGTGGTGCACGGGCGCACAACTGGGCAAGATCATCGCTGCGCTGGAATACGCCAAACAGCGGGCTGCAGCGCCGCGAGATTGCGCACCCCCAAAAAACGTAATCCGGTAAAGGAACATCATGAACCTCTCGCCATTTCTCTACGGATTATCCGAGCTGATCGGCTCGACCGCCACCCTGCTGCTGGTTGACAAGTTTGGCGGCGTGTCGCTGTACGTCCCCAAACACATGGATGCCGAGCATCACCTGGCACAGCTGATCGGGCTGGAGGCGGCGACTGAACTATCAAAGGCCTATCCGGGCGAGGTGATCAGTATTGGCTTATCGGTGACAGGCGACCATGCCCACCACAGCGCCGAGCGCCGCAAAGCCATCCATCGCCTCAAGGCACAAGGCTTAAGCCACCGCCAGATCGCCCGCGAACTGCGCACCACCGACCGCACGGTGCGCAAAGTGCTGGGGCAGGAAGTGGATGACAGGCAGGGCAGTCTAAATATTTTTTAAACGAGGAGAACGGTATGACAACGAAAGTAAGTGTATTAAAGACTGAACAGAAGATGGACTTGTGCCGTAGAGTGCTTGATCTGATTGAGCAAACCTACCCGGCAGAGCTGTATTGCGGTCACGAAGAAGTGTTGGTGCTGGCCTATCTCGCCAGCACCGACACCCATCAAATGCGCTGGCTACTTGGCGTTGTCAAGTAGCTCCTGATGTTGCGCCAATATAACCTTGACGCAATCTTTTAATACCGCTTCAACTCCAGATTTTCGGGTATCGGTGTGATAGTTGTTCTGGTTGATTGTGGCACAGGCCAGTTGGGTAGCAAGTTTTAAAAGTTCAAGCGAGGTTTCTTGTTTCATGAGGGTTCTCCTGTGGTTGAAATGAATGCGTTTACGAGACGCGCAGCCAGTTTAGCGCAGGTCAGAACCCTCACCCAATATCAGCGCGCCGGGAAATAGCCCGTCACGCAAAAAATTTGACAGATGATAAAGCGGGGTGCAGAATCCGCCCAAGTGCTTAAGAACACGAACAGCGTAAGCGGATACCGCGCCCGAAAGTAGTGGTTTTTTTACGTCCATAGTTCCTTATGGCCGGGTGTGTGAGGAATACAAGACCGTGCTTACACGGGAATAACTCCGCCGACTTACGCCGGTTCTTAAACACCTGGCCGCCAGCGCCTTGCTGGCTTCCCTTAAGAAGGAGCGTAAAAATGAACCAACTCGTCCACCAATCCGGCGACCGCCTGATCGTCACCACCCTAGAAATTTCCAACCGCTTCGGTAAGCAACATAAGAATGTTCTTCGAGACATAGAACACCTTGAATGCACCGATAATTTTCGTAAGCTCAATTTTGAGCCGACGGTTTATCACCGCCCAAATCCAAAAGGCGGTAAAGCTATCCAAGCCCCCATGTACGAACTCACTCGCGATGGCTTCACCTTCCTGTGCATGGGTTTCACCGGATCGCAAGCTGCGCTGTGGAAGGAGCGCTACATCGAGGCGTTCAACCAGATGGAAGCGGCGCTGCGCAGCAATCCGCTCGCCCACCAGCAGCAACTCGCCCTCGCCACCCAGGTCGGACAGTTGACCGATAGGGTCAAAGCCCTGACCGAAGCCCTGCACGCGCAGGACCAGCGTTTTATCGGTCTGCAAGGCCAGATGATCGGCTCGCAAAAAGGCCATATCCGCTCGCTGGGTGTCATCGCCCAACTGCAAAAGCGCCACGAAGCCGAAGACATCCGCCGCACCATCATCTACATGAAGGCGCGCGGCG